ATCTGCACCTTGGACGTGCGACATTGATTCAATTGGAGGTCTAAATGACAATTTACGCCTTACGTCTAGAATCCCTGTTGTAAATGTAAATACTTATTTTAGGCGAAACAGAACACTTAGCGCTGGAAATTCTTATCGAGTTACTTTTGATGCCTATATTCCCAGCACAAACAGCGAAGTAGATGACTTTAGTACAGTAGCATTTGGAACTTCGCAGGTTAACATTGCAGGTCAAATTACTCTTGACCAGTGGACATCTTATGATGTTACAGGCACTGCCAATGCTACAGCCCTTTTTATTCGTCTTAAAGGAAATTCTAGCGGAGATGCAACTGGCGATGTTGTCTACATCCGTAACGTGCAAATTACCCAAACTACGGCAGATGGCTTTGTCGAAACATGGTATGACCAGAGTGGGAACGGCAATGATGCTACGCAAAGTGTTGCAACAGCGCAGCCGAAGATTGTTGATGGTGGAAGCCTTGTTGCTGATGGGATTGATTTTGATGGGGTTAATGACAGGTTATTTGGCTCACACATACTTAATACGGATGATGTGCTTTATGCGGCGGTGGTTGCAAAAAATAAAGACTTTAACGGAAGAGGATTATATGTAAGCCATTTGTTTTATAACGCTTTCAATGACAATGGCGGTTTTGCTATAGAAGCGAATACATTTAACCGAACTGGAAGCATTGCTGGATGGCTGGATGACAGAGGCGTAAACGATGCCGTTCAAGACGGACTTTCCTCTCTGACGCAAAATGAAATGCATTTACTTTCTTTCGACCTTTCAAATGGTTCGTCAAAGTTTCACTTGGATGGTTCGCTTGTTAATACTTTTTCTACTAGTATGAACAGCGAGGACGGTGGACAACAACTGAACATTGGCAACAGTACTTCTGGAACTTTACCATTAGAGGGTTCAATCAAGGAAATCATCATCTACAACTCCGACCAGTCGGCCAACCGTGCAGCCATCGAGGACAACATTAACGCTTACTATAACATCTACCCATAATGAATATGTATTTACTATACCCAACCGAACAAGACGCATGGGATCGCTCCGAGCAGGAGGGGATTGCACAGGGCTTGGCCTACCACACTAAGGGGCAAGGCTCACGCTACGTGTCCTCCCCAAAGGAGACCATTGACGGCCTCTGGGCATTGGACGTAACTGGATATGATCTGGACGAGCTTGAGGAATCGACTGTAACTCTTGATGTAACTTTCCCACAACCACCAGAAGACCTAATGTAACATGGAAGAAGTAATCACAAAATCACTAGTAGGCACAGGGGGCTTCTTCGCCACCTTGAGCCTCGCTCCAATCAGCGAGGTTGTTAGCCTCATGGTTGGTGTCGCCACTCTTGTTTACATGGTTGTCTCGATCATCAAGATTACCAAGGGACTTATCAAATAATGACACCAGAACTAATAGCAATGCTAGGCGGAGGACTTAGTGGTTTCGTAATGAAACTAATCGGCGCACAGATGGAGAACCAGGCTCGTGCGTTTGACCGTATGCTCCAATCACAAGGGGTGGCGGATGAGAGTGCGGATCGTGCGTCTGCTCGTGGGGGCGTATGGGTTCGTCGTGGCCTCGTAGCAATCACGTTCTTTGCGATTGTAGTAGCCCCATTTATCGTCGCATTTACGGACATAGGGGTTAGTATGGCTAGAGAGACAAACGGCTTTCTAGGGCTATTCAAGGGCGTTAAATGGGACACTGTGCAGGGGTTTGTAATCCTCCCTGAAGTTCGCCAAACCGCCATAGCTATCGTAGGCTTTTATTTTGGATCATCACAAATCAAATAACATAATTATGTATACAAGAAAACCAGCAAATGCAGGCAAGGGTTCATGCGGAGAGCGTGGAGGTTGTGGCTGCGGAAAGAAGAAATAATGCCTGACAAATCAAAGATGAAGTGCAACGTACCACGCCGTGAAGTACAGGGTGGTAAGAAGTTCGTCGTGAAGGCTTGCCAGGGTGGCAAGGAAAAGATCGTCAGATTCGGGGATGCTAATATGACGATCAAAAAAGATCAGCCAAAGCGTAAGAAAAGCTACTGCGCTCGTAGCGGTGGCATCAAAGGTAAGAGCAATAAACTATCTGCTAACTACTGGAGCCGCAAGGCCTGGAAGTGCTAATCAATAACCAAAGAATACATTGTCACGCTACACTACATACGGACCTAATGATGACCCTATCCAAGAAGACCTGGACGTAGGGTTTATTGGTTTTAACTCCTACGCTAGACCCGACCAGCTTCCAGCTGGTATGCTTGCTAACAGCTCTAATGGTAGACTGGGCAAGAATGGAGAGTGGCAGGTCCGTCCAGGTATTGGTTTCATCAAGGCACCATTTGCTTCTGGTGACGATGTACTGCGTCTACCTACTACAGCAGAGAGCACTGCTATTCCTCCTGTAGTTGGACTGCTGCCTACTACTATTCGGTCAGCATCCTTGGTTAATGGTAAAGTCCTAATTGTTATTGATGACCCAGCCGTAGAGCCTGGTCACGTATTTGTTGCAGGTGACGAGATCTACGTAGAGAACCTAGTAAGTACTACAACGGACCCCAATGGTCTTCATACTCTTACCTTAGTTACAGACAACGTAGGCACAAAGACCCTTACGTACGATTTAACGGGTGCTAACGAGCCTTACAGCACTCCCCTTAACTTACCCTTTGCTTTGGACGACGGAGGCTCTGAGCCGCAGCTGACGGTGCTTACTGCATCTTCTGTCATTGGATACAATATGATCCTGGACCAGGGTGCCGTTTCACAGGTGTACGCAAGTGCAACCTTTAGTGATCCGAATCAAGATAACAATCAGTTTATTGTACTGGCCTCCAATGTAAGCGCAGTAGCTACGGACCTCCAGGATACGTCTACTAGCATTACGATGGCTTACCCCCTTGGGGAAAACGTACCGCCTGCCAGCAGTATGCTACAGGCCTTTAACAGGCTGTTCATCTTTCGAGACGGGCAGACTGCACTAAAAAATGACAAGTTCTTCAGCCCTATTGCTATTGCATCAGCAAGTACACCAGCTGCTTCTAATGTAGTTACAGTTAATACCTCGGCTGACCACGGGCTAGTTATCGGGGACGCAATTACAATTGCGGGGCTTACTGGATTTCCTACAGGGGAAGATCCAAATGGAGGCTGGGTGATTAACACTGTACCTAGCAGTACTTCCTTTACCTATGACCTGCCAGTTGCTTTTCAAGCAGCCGCTACCTATACAGTGGACGCTACCTCTACTATATCGCCAGGGTTTAAACTGGTTGCCAGTGGAGAATACAGTCAGCCTAAGCAGCTTGCTCCTTCTTCTGTAAGCATTACGGACGGCAAGGCTGTTGCTACATTTAATTCAGTAGCGGCTATGAACGGATTGAAGGTCGGGGACATTTTTGAAATCGAGGACAGTGGTAATAGCCTTCTTGTGGTCGGGACTGATTATGTTGTTGCAGAACGAGACGACAGCGTACCTTCCATTTCTTTCTATGTGCAAAGTCCAGACGAAGCAAATAGAACTGGAGTTATATTTCAGCAGCACGTTTCGGTAGGCCTTGGGTTTACTCATATGCCTGCACCTGAATACGCAACCTATCACCAGCGCAGGCTGGTAATGCCCTTCAAGTACAGCGTAGACGACACAGAAGATTCCTTTACTTATCGTGCTATCTTGGACGAGGTTATTGTCTCTGATATCTTGGACTCCGACACCTATGATCAGGTCTATGCGCAGTACCGATTTAATGCAGGTACAGCGGACTTTAATGTAGGTCTGCACTCTTTCTCAGATGACAAGCTTCTGGTGTTTAATCGCAACAGTATTCATTTAGTCAGTGGAGCAGGACTAGATGCAACGGTGCAGTTAATTACCAATGAAGTAGGTTGCGTTGCACGCAACAGCATTATCCAGGTAGGCAACAATGTACTATTCCTGTCTGACAATGGAGTATACGGTGCTAATTTCCAGGACCTGTACAATCTTCGTGGCAATGAAGTGCCACTAAGTTCCCCGATTGATCCCGTTATTAAGCGTATTAACCGTGCAGTATGGGACAAGAGCGTAGGGGTGTACTTCGATAACAGATATTACCTAGCGGTTCCCCTTGACGGAAGTCAGGTCAATAATGCTATTTTGATATTTAACTTTATCAATAAGCAGTGGGAAAGCATTGACACTACAGAAGACGTAAACTGGAACATCGCTAACTTAATTGTAGCAGGTAAGAAGGCTGACCGTGCAGTATATGCAGTGAACACACTTGGCGGCCTGCACAAGCTAGATGCCCGTGTAGACGCAGTAGACCTGCTTGCTACTGAAATCCCCGTCGAAGGGCAGGAGGAAACCGTAGCTCACGATATACCTGCTTCTGTCACTACAAGGCAGTTCACCCTAGGTACTATTGACCGCAAGCGTTGGAACAACTTTGAGTTGCACGTGCAGTCATCCCCTGATAATGCCTCTGACTTAAGCATTAGCGCAGAGCTTGAAAACATTGACAGCACCGTAGATCTTGGTACATTAAGAGCTTGTAACTCAGGTAATACCCTAGCACCTGACGAGGATGTATCAATCCGTGGTAGAATAGGTAACAAACGAGCATACGGAATGCAAGTAACCCTTAGCAATACAGTTGGCCGACCTCGCTTCCGAGCGATCAAAGTCGCTGGAGCAGAAGCATTTAGATCAACAAATAAAGCAATATAAGATATGGCTACAATTACAATTACTCCTGGCAACTCATTTACCGCTACTGAAACGGTAACATCTACTAAACTCAATGACCTTGGCTCGCCTACGGCGGCCTTGACTGCTGCCTCTATTGGCACTGCTGACATTGCTGACGATGCAATCACTCCAGCTTTGATTGCTGATAATGCAGTTACTACACCTGCTATCCTAGATGCCAACGTAACATTTGCCAAACTTACGGATGTTATCGACGATGACACAATGGCTACCGCTACTGATACTACCTTGGCGACCTCGGAAAGCATTAAGGCTTATGTGGATTCTTCAGCTCAGACATTTGTCCCTGCATCATATGCAGGCGAAGAAAGTGTAACGCTCCCGAATGGTTTGATTATGAAATTTGGGACTGTAACTTCTAATGGTGGTGTTCAATCCTTTACATTTGCAACAGCATTTCCAACTGCTTGTTTAAATCTACAAGGGCAACGAAGTGGTGCTTCAGACGATACTGCTAACTTATCATACACTGCCTTGAGTTCTACTGGCTGGACAATGAACCCTATTAGTGCAGCAACATATAGCTGGACAGCCTTCGGATACTAATGAACCCTCTCCTGCAATCAGCTTAACAATTTAAATTATGTCTATTATAAATAAAGGAACAGCGTTCTCCAACGGAGAGCAACTTACGGCGGACAAGCTTAACGACTTAGTTGATCTAGCTACCTTTGATCAGTCAGCGACTGACAGTGCCTCTACTACAGTGAATACCTCTGGTCAGATTGTAGTGGCTGACGGTGGTGTAAGCACAGCTAAGATTGCTGCGGATGCTGTGACTACAGCAAAGATCCTAGACGCTAATGTCACAAAGGCGAAGATCGAAGACGTAGCTGACTACAAGGTTCTCGGCAACGTAAGCGGTGCTGCCGCTGCACCAGCAGAGGTAGCCATCTTAGACGAAGATGATATGGTATCCAACTCGGATACGGCACTTGCTACTCAGCAAAGTATTAAGACGTATGTAGATGCTACCGCAGGAGGTTTCACACCAAGCACCTATGCAGGTGAAGAAAGTGTAACGCTTCCTAATGGTTTAATTATGAAGTTTGGTTCTAAATCAGTTGCTGGGGATAGTTCTGCTGCTGTTAGTTTTGCTACAGCGTTTTCTACTGCAATTGTACAAGTTCAACTGACAATTAAAACAAGCATTCCATTAAATAGCGATGCTGGTCTATCCGCTACATCTCAGACGGTTAATGGTTTTACTATACAAAATGGAGCCTCTGGAACGGAAACAGTTTCTTGGATGGCAATCGGATACTAATGAACCCTCTCCTGCAATCAGTGCAACTAGCGTTGCAAAACGCTACTCAAAAGGAAGCCCTTGTTTTCATCGACAAGGTAGTGGACTTCTGTATTGAAAAGGAGAACGGCAAGGTACTGGACGGTTGGCCTCGTGACTTAATGCAACTCCTTGTGGCCTATCATATGGCCAAGGATACCTTCATTGTAGAGCAGGACGAAGAGGGAAATATTCTAGGGGTCTTTATGTGGTATAATTGCGACGAGGATGACGACTGGTTCTTTGTTAAGAACTGGGAAGCTGACAAGCCAGATGGCAATGCCATCTTTATGGCCTTTTT